ATGCTAAAGTTGTACCACCAGATACTGTGTACGCTGAGTGAGGATCTTGACGAACATTTCCTACAAAAACTTCTATTTCGTTGGTGTTCCCAACAGTTTGTGAAAGTGTAAAATTTGTTTCTGAATTATCACCACTGAACTGCGAAGAGTTCATGGTAATTAAATTTGTTTTTGGACTGTTTCCTAAATAGGCCATGATTACTCCTACGTGCTTATTGCATCAACGAAAGAAGCCCATACATCTAAACTCGACGCGGTGTCAGACTTCGCTTTCAGCACGTCATTGTTATGCATTACGATTTTGCTTCCGCCATCGATTAGTTCTAAAGATCCGCCACTAACTATTGGACAGTTCTTAATTAAATAATAATCATTTGATCCATCATTAATGAATACGTCTACATTAATTGTAGATGTTGTTGTGTTTGCACAACGAATAGAAATTATAGCATCATCAGAATTACTTGTATGCACCGTTGCTGCTGATGTTCCTACATTTCTCTGTATATATCGTTCAAAATCTTGTGCCATATTACTCCTTTACTATAAGGCGATCGCCATTGCAACCGCAAATCCTGCTGATACTCCTGCTGTTCCACTAGAAGCCGCTGTTACTCTTCCTTTTGCATCAACTGTAATTGATGAATTTGTATAACTAGCTGCTGATACACCAGAGTTAGCTAGTGTTAATGCTCCTCCAGATGCAATAGTTGCATCACCAGACATATCTACTTCTTCAAAAGATGTGCCATCCGCAACTAATATTTTGTTAGCTGTATTTGTTGGTAATTTTAATTTAGATCCGACGGTTACATCACCTATTGTAACTAAATTAGAATTAACTTTATTACCAATACTTGTAACATGGTTACCCATGTAACCGTGTGATGAACACTGATAATATAAAATATTTGGTGTTGTCTCATCGACAGCAATCTGTGTATACGCACCAGATGATCCTGGTGCAGGTGAACTTCCTGTATTGGTTACACCTGTTGTGTACTCTGTGGTTTTAGCAGAATCTAAATAGAATCTTAGAGGATGTCCACTGTTTGATGAGTCCGATTGATCGAATCTATAATATTGTGCGTAAGCAGAGTTTGATGCATCTACACCGGTTAGTCTTAAAGCAGGTGACTCTAGTCCATTTAAATAATATGCATTACCAGAGCCCACACCTTGATATGGATGATTACCAGATTTACTATCAACTGTGACCGTAATTATTTTTGGCGCTGATGAAGAAGCATTCTCTTCTGGAAAGGGTAAGCCTATCTTTGCACCAGGCACAGTGCAGAAAACTTCTGTTGCACCTTGAAAATCTACTTTTGCATCACTGTTAGAACTGGAGATAACATAAGTTCTAGCAAGTGTGCTTGCTCCTCCGTTTAAAGTTCCAAAACCAACTTCGAATCTAGTTGTTCCTGTTTCAAAGATACAATAATAAGTGGTATTGCCTCCACCGATACCAGCAGCAAAAGTTTCAAAACCTGAGACTGCTCCACCAAGTGTAAACGTACCTGTTCCATTAGTCGAACTTGACTCTTTTACCCTATCGTTTAATTTAAACGCCATTTAAAATCCTACGATGATGTTAAACTAATAATAGCATTTGACGGTGTACTTGGATCAGGAAACGAAACAGTGAAGTCACCGTTTGTTGCTGTCTTTGTTCCACCAAAATCTAAAACCACACACAATTTGTCAGAATCCGTACTATTATAAATAGCGGCGAAAGCTGCAGAAAAAGTTGCGCTTGACCAAGTTACATCTGCAAAATCCACTGAAGCAGTAGCTGTTGAAGCTGCAACAGCCTGACTACTTAAATCTTTTCTGCTATAGTTAGAACTACCCGCAGAAGAAACTTCGTGAGTGGTTAAAGCAACTGTGCTAGATGTTGAGTAAGGATTAGATGTGTATAATGATATCTTAAAAGAGTCTCCTCCGTTTGCAAAGTTATGCGTTCCGGAAAGAAGTTCACCTTTAAAAGAAAATGGTACTATATTTGCCATATTTTTATCTCCTTAATTTATGGTGATGGTGATCTTAAAGGAGTACGAATAACACCATCTTGATATTCGTCTCGACGTCTTCTACCTTGTTGTTCGATAGAGTACGATGATAAAGCCCTTTGATAAGACTGTTCATAGTATTGTAACAGATCTGTTGGACCTTTCAAGTATCCATATGCTTCTACCAGACAAGCATATAAAAGTAAATCCTGATATTTATTAGACACATATGTTCCTACATTGGATGCAGGATTTGCTGTTGTTGGCTGAGTAGTGCTTGTAATACTTATCGGTTGTTTAACATATGCTAAAGTTATTTCATACGTAGAATCTGGTGTGGGTGCTACAACCCAAAATTCAGCGTCCCAATTGGCGTAATATTTAGGAAAACCAGATTGAGTTCCTGGCGTATCATAGAAAGAAGCCATATAACTAGTTTCCTTCTTTTCTAGAAACACTTGATCTCCAGCTGTATTTTTTAATTGTACATACCTAATTATTCTTAAATCAGATGGAATTGTCACATATCTATTTCCTGTAACAAGTTGTGATGTAGCATAAAATCTGTTGTCGTCTGAATCTGATTCTCTGTATATTCTATTTTCACCATTTTTTATTATGGTGTCTAGTACAGAATCAGATAATACACCATCGTCTACTTCTGTATAATTTCTAATATCGGTTCTTAAATTAGCTAAAGTGTAGGCCACTATTTAACTCCAACTATTTCTAAACAAAGCGGACAAGATTTTCTAAATCTTGTGTGTCCTGAACAATGTAATTTTTTTTCTTCATGTACTAAAATCTCTGATTTTAGCACATATGAATGTACATCTGTATTCTTAGCTATTTCTTGTTTGTGAGGTTTAAATAAATTTTTAATCCAATTCCAAATTTTTTTAATCATGCTGTTACCGTTACTGGTCCTGCTGATGCAAAACCGCCTCCTCCTGTTTCACTTATACTAGATGTTGTAGCTGTTGCAAAGGTATAATTATCTGCATCAACTTTAGTTATTGTATATCCTGTGGCTAAATTTATAGTTGCTGCAGCCACTCCTCCAACAACACTTGCATTTCTAAATCTCACAGTATCGTTAGTTGACCTACCATGATCTGGTTCATTCACAGATATTGTTGTAGATCCACTTGTAGTTGTGAATGGATTTAATGGTAAAATATTAGGAACAGCTGTTTCTGTTCTGTCGGGTCTTACGTGTCTTAAAGATATAGAATCACCATTCATAGGTTTTGGTTCTAATTGTGGTTGCTTTGGTTCAAACTCTGATACATGTACAAAAGATCCGTTCCATTCTCTAACCATTTCTTTATATGGAAACTCCATACCTGATCTATCTGAAATTGCTCTTGCGTATTTACCGGTTGCGTATTTGGCCATTATGATCCTGGGTAGTAAGCTTTAGGTGTAATATATGAACTAGAAGCAGATCCATCCTCTTGTAATGCTCTTTGAAACTCTTCTTCATAAACTAGTTTCATTGGTTGAATTAGTTGTGGTGTATATTTCATTGATAAATAGTACGCTAAACCTGAAACCATACAAGGTACAAATCTAAATGGAACATCAGTTGCATTAGTATAAGCACCAATGTCTTGAATTCTTTTTATAAAAAAGATGTGCATATCTTTAGATGCATTACTTGAATCTGGTGTTGGGTAAATATGTATTCTAACTTTATCTATAAATCTTTCTACCCAATATTGATTAGGAGTTCCTTTTGATAATTTATTAGAGAATCCTGCATAAGTTGATCTATCAACTTTAGTCATTGGACTATCTGATTGTGTAGTTTGAGTTCTATTAGATCTTAATTGTGCTTCAAGAACATCAGACATACCTGTGATGCCATTAGTTGGTGTAGTAACTGCGCTTGTGCCATCGCTCGTAGATCTAAAAAAATCATAGTCAGATTGACCTTCTATTAGATCAATGTTTGTATCTTCTATCTCCCAATAATGAATGCCTCTATTTCCCCACTCTTGAAACATTATGTTAAGGGATCTTCTAGATGTTTTTAATTGATAACCAGATACACTTTGAATACCTAATCTTTCAAAAGCCTCTTCTATTATTTCGTCAATAGAAAAATTTTTATCAAAAATAGTTGTGCCCGAGGTAGTGTTAGCCATTTAACCTCCTAGCCAGTATAACCAAGTGTAACAGATCCTGTTCCAGATATTGTTGCATGAATAGTATCATCAAATCTGATACCGCTACCAGGAACATAGATATCTAATCCTTCTGTTCCAAAGTGTGCAATAAATAATAAATCACCAGAATTATCTGAACTATTTCTTAATTCAAGTTGTCCACTCGCGTGTCCTTTTGCTTGAATGTAAGTTACTCTTGAAGGACCGATATTTGTAGTTCCCCCGCCAATAGTTTTAACCTGTCCAGTAGAAGTTATCCTTGTAAATCGTTGGTCTGAACTCATGTTTGTTTCTCCTTAAAATTAATATGTGGGGCTTCGGCCCCACACTAATTATTTATTACGCTATTGTTGCACCTTGAGTTGAACTTGCAATCCAACCAATAGTACTGTTCCAAACTAGAGTAGCTGACTCTCCTACTGCATCGAAAGTAATTGTACTTCCGTTTGCAAAAGTAGCTGGAGTTAAAGTTCCATCTCCACCATCAACAATCATGTTAATAATTTTAATTTGACCTGAAGTTGTACCATCAGCTAAAGTCAATGCATTAGCTCCAGTAGTAGTTAATTCAGTTACCAAATTATCTAAGTCAACTGCACCTGCTCCTGTTAAAGATTGAACACCACCTCTAATAGCTTTTCCGTAAACTGCATTAGATGTGATTGCACCAGTTGTTGCGTTTTTTGTTATGTCTTCAAAACCGTTTTCTGATCGTACCGGTCCCGAAAATGTAGTATTTGCCATAATTATATCCTCCTAGTTTCCGAACATAGTCTCTAGGCCGTCGACTATACGCGTCTATGTTCTAATTAATTGTATAGTGATAAAACTATATACTAGATTTAAGTAGAGCGCAAGAGAGCCTGTAGTGTGAATTGAATTTATTCAACGATGTAGCTTTTTGTTTAAGTAGCTACAGAAACTTGGGGTGCAGTTTTATGCGCAGCTTGTGCTTCCGCCATTTTTATATGGTTGATTAACTCTCTAACTTTATTGTCAATCTTAACCATACTAAGAGTGTATCTTCCCTCACTCTTATGCTCCTGCTCCCACTTGTTGTCTAGAGCTTTTTTCTGTTGGTAAAGCTCCTGGATGTGGTTGTCCATTTATAACCTCCTCATAGGTTATTCTATATTTACGAGCATCATACATGTCACCCGTATACTCCCACGTTATACTATTTTCTCCAAGTTTGTCAAGGATTGATTTTTCTAATGATTTTGAATTGTCCTCAGATAGGACTTCAAATTTTGTGTAATAATCGTATGCAGATATTGTTACTAAGAATTTTTTCATTGTCTCACCAATTGTATTTGTAAATGGGGCCGTTTTAAGGCGGCCCCATAAATTAGGTATTACGCACCTTCTACGCCAAAGATACCTCTGAAGTCAGATACTCCAAATGAGTATCTTTCTCTAGCTTTGTATCTTACGTTTCCAGTATCGAAGTCACCTTCCATTGCAGTTGTCAATGGAGCTCTTGTGAACATTTTCATACCATTTGGTACGTCTGTCAAGATATAGAATGAATCTGCATCTGTTAGGTAGTTGTTCACTCTATAACCTTGAGGAACCATACCCATAGATACGATTGCATTGATATCATTGTCAGCTGTTCCAGTTCTACCTTGAGATTTTAATAATCTCTCAGCTGTGAACTGATTCTCCGAAGGAACTATCATTTTTAGTCCTCTAGCTGCAATTCTAAGTCCTCTTTCATCAGTCATCTTACCGATGTCAATCATAGATTGCTCTAAAGATGTCTCATTAAGGTCTGCTTGTGTAGTTAGTGTATTCTTCACATTTGGACCTGTAAGAGTAGGGTGGTCTGTAGCAAATAATGCTTTTCCATCCCCAGACTTAAATGTACCAGTTGAAGGTAGACCGTTGATTAATAACTCAACAGCTTTTACCTGCTTAGCATTACTCATAGATCTTGCT